ATTAGAAACTCTATCGTCAATAAGTATTGAATTTTTACGAGCATAATTCTTTTTTGCTTCAGCTGCTGCTAAAATCAAAGGTGTGCCCGGAATATTTTTCTTAACCCAAATACGTTTACCCCAACGAGATTGTGGATCACGTGAAGGGGCTGAAAGTAATGTAGGGTTATATTGTTTGATGTGATCCCAAAGCTCTTTACCATCAGACATCCATTGTAAATTTGCCCAATAGTCTTTTTCTTGCATTTTTTTATTTTCAAGACCTTGCCTAAAAGTATCCCAAAATGCTGTTGTTCCTTGAACATCAGAGTGAGATGTTTCTTTACCTGTTAATTCTTTATAACCTTTATCAAAGTCAACTAATACACCATCCATATCAAAATAAATTTTATATTGTGACTGAGGTTCTTCAGTTGCTTCCTCTTTGATTTGTTTATATAAATCTGTTAGTTTATACATTTTTGATTGAATCTTCCCAATTACGCAACATCATATTTCCTTTTTCGTATGCTTCACTTTCAATTTCAGGTAAATCTCCGTCCTCGTTTGTATTAGTTGTGTTAATATTATTTAAACGATCTTCTAAATTTTGTTCGTGATGGACCATTTCATGAGAAAACGAGCGTAAAATATCTTTTGGGTGTCTACCCATTGTATATAGTGTAATAGACTTGTCATTTGGATTGTAATAAGCTGTTTTACCCAAAAGATCAGATGCGTTTTCTTTATCATCCTTTATAACCTTAATTTTAGGCAATGGTTTGATATTCATTCCATTGTCAATCATAAACTTTGATAAAGATACGAAGGCATCTTGTAAATTCCAACCTTCTTTTAAAGGAGAAAAACCTGAATCATTAGGATTATTGTCGTGCCCACATTTGTGGCAAATATATAAATCATCTCCACCATCTGCTATTTCCCATTCCCAACCACAATTATCACATATGATATCTGTGTCTGTTACTATTTCTTTAATAACAGGAGAAACAATATCCCACACTTGTTCTTTTTCTTCAATGTCTGGGATTAAATGGAAAAATTGTTCTTTGTTATTGTCCTTAATTGCTTTACGAGCTGCTGTTCCACTTACACCACCTGCTGTTTGAATAACACGTAATTGTAAATTAGGATATTTATCTATTGTTCTAGTTCTAGAGGCAATATCAGCAAAATCCTCAGGATTATTTTCACGAGCACCTATAATCCAAAGCACTTCCTCATCGGGATGTTCTTTAGCATAACGTAAAATATCACCAATAGGTGATTTTACAGGTTCTACAGTAGTTTTTAGAGGAAGATATTTTTTATAAAGTTCCCAAACTTGAATAGATTCAGCTTGAGTAATACCATCACGCTCACCGCCCCCCACATAAATGATAATATCATCAATTTCAGGGTTTTGTTCAGCTGCTTTTTGAACGACAGCAAAGTGTCCTTTGGTAGGCGGTTTAAATCCACCCCCATAAATAGCGGTTGTTTTTTTCTTCTCCGCTTCCAAAATGCCTCCTACTAAGACTTTGGTAAGTGAGTTCATTACTGCTTAAGCTTTTGAATTTTTTCTTTAGCAATTGCTTTTTTATCTTTGATATCTTTTTTAGCGGCACGGAAAGCTTCCATAGCATCTTCCATTTCTTTAAGTGAATCTTGGTATGCTTTTAAAGCTTCAGTTCCTGCTCTACGAGCATCAGATTTTTGTTTGTAAACACCTAAGATGTTCTTAATTTCTAAACCGCCTTTAATTTGAAGAGCAAATTCAGGAAGAGATAATTCGTAAACTACGTCTTCTATTTCTGAATCTTTAGTTGGTTTTTCTACTATAAAAAATTTACCGATTTCGTCTACAGGAATACTTTCTGCTTCATTAACAGGTAATACTTCCTTAACGGGTTTTTCTTCGGTTTCGTTTAATAAATCTATTAATTTCATGATTGTAAGAATTGTTTTAATTTAGATTGTGCTTCCTCTGGGGATATTATGTGTTGTAAATGTTGTTCAACTTTTTCTTTAGACATTAAATCTTTAATATCTTTTTCAGTTTGTTGTCTTTGTTTTTCTGCTGATTTTTCTTGAGCAGGAGTTTTTGGTTTTGTGTCTTTTGGAGTGTAAGGTTTAAGATATGTTTTAATAATATCTTCTAAACTTTTAGCATCAACCAAACCTTCATCTTTAGTAGTTGCAACAAAATTACTACCAAATAAATTAAGATAAGGAATAAAGTTTTTGGTTACATTTGACCAAGTTTGCATCACAATTTGAGGCATCAAACTTCTATCTTTACCACCAGAACGTTCAAATCTATCTTCATTTTTACTTAATGATTTTTCCAATGAAGAATAAACGTAAACCATCAAAACATCATAACCTGCATTTTCAAGAGTATTTTTTAGTTCCTCTGTTTTCTTATATGAGGCAGCAGTTCCATCGATTACAATATTACCTTTGCTTTCAATTTCTTTTGCTAAATCTGCTTGATAATCTTTTGAAGCAGATTGCATTGCTTTAGCGGCTGTACTTCTATCTTCTGGTCCTGCTTTTTTTAAATCTAAAGATACCCCAGCTTTTTTTAAATCTTTGATGAAATAATCATCAATATTCATAACTTTTAAACCAAGATCGGATATAATATCTCCAACGATAGAGGATTTTCCTGCGCCAGGTGCGCCAGCAAGTATTACAGCTTTAGGGTTTCCTACTACTTCTTTCAAAAGAGATATCAATCCAATCATGGAGTAAGTTTGTCATAAATATTACATTTCTCTCTTAACTTGTGTTTTGAACTCAGTAAAGACTGGGGCTTCATTTGGGTTTTCTAAATCAAATAAACGTTTTACTGTTTTAAAAATTTCAATGTTTTCCTCTTGTGTTCTAGATGGTAAAATCATTTCCCATCCTTTACCTTGCATTTTATCTTTTGAACCTTTACGTTTAGAAGATTTTAACCATAAAATACCAGTTTTGTCAGGTTTAACTCCAAAACATTCCTCATAACAATGAGCATAAACAGCAGCTTGTAATTCGTAGGTTGTCTGGATGTGGTTTGATGTTTTATGGTCAATAATCCAAAGGTCATTATCAATTTTACAAACCAAATCTGTAGTACCTGCTACCTTAAGTTCATCAGAATAAAGGTGAATTTCTTGGTCAATTAATTCTGGTTTGTAAGTTTCCCAAAAATCAACAAAACGTAAGAACATCTGCCAAATATTTGGATCGTATTGTGGATGACCCCATTCATTTAGAAAGTTCATTTCTTTACCTTCTAAATACTCCTCAATCATTTCATGTACTTTAGTTCCATCCTCAGCTGCTTTTTTAACAATATAATCAGCTGAACGGCCCATATTTTTAAGCCATTCTTCAAAGTGTTTACCTTTTGGGTAAGAACCTAAAACGTGAGTAATTGATGGATAATATTCTCCATTTCGTCTGTAGTATCTAGAATCTGGGAGTGTGATTTGTTTGTGGTCTTCCGAAATTTCTAAAATACGATTATTGACTACTTTTACATTTCTTTTTTTCATAAGAATAATTTTTTCTCAAGTAAACCTGAGAATGTTAAGGGGTAGGTTTCTTGTATAAGTTTAGTAAAATTATTAAATCCCATTTCACTTGGGTCTTTATCTTGCATATCAACTAGATATACTTCTTTGCCTTCCTGCATTAATTTTTCACAGAAGTTTAAAGCTTGTTTTTGAGCATCTCTATCGAGTGCTATGTAAATTTTTTCGACAGAAGACATTACAATCTTCTTCATCAAATTTGTTTGTATATTTTTGCCTAACAATGGAATTACATTGCGTTTAATGGCAATAGCATCAAATGGTCCTTCGCACAATATAAGCGGTAAATCCCAATTTATAAACAATTCAAATGGAATAATATCACGAGACACAGATGGGTTTCTATATTTTACAGATGGTTCTTTTTCAAATGAACGACCTGTAAAGTAATTTATATTACCTTTAGCATCAAAAGAAGGTATGATAACCATGTTAGCATAACGACCTGTTTCACAATATCCTATTCCGTATTTAAGTATATCTTCTTCAGTAATACCTCGGTTTTTTAGATATGCTAAAGCATGTCTTCCAATAATATTTGATTTCTGGATGTTTGTTAGGGGTTTAAATTCTTTAGGTAATTTGAGTTTTTCCTCAACTTGAACTTGAGTTTCAGGACCAACATATTTTACAATGGCTTTTAACTCGTTCATCACATCAGATGAAACATCAATTGCTCTAAATAATTGGTATAGCTTTTTACCTTTTTTATCACAAACCCAACAATGCCAAGCGTTCTCGCCTTTAGCATTTTCAGTCATATTAATCTCTAGTTTTGGTTTTGAGTGATGGCACAACGGACAATGGTAAGCATAGTTACCTCGTGCCGTTGCTTTTCCTGTTCCAAGCACAGAATTAGCCAGTGATACTAGAGATTGGTTAATCATAAATGCAATATACTAACCCTCGTTTGCTACTCCAAAATCACGTGTAAAAAATTTTCCTAAAATGTTATCGTTAAAATATCCTTCTGAATGTTCTAATACACCTAATGTGAAAAGGTATTTACACTCGTAGTAAGTTAACAATTTTTTATTATCAACTACTTGAAGAATTTCACGTTCAAATTCGTTTATTTTTCCAGATTTGATAATGTCTTGAATAGGTTTAGCAGAACCAAAATATGTTTTCCAGTCGCTTTCTTTTTGAACAATTTTAGAGATAGGTTTGCGACCAGGTCCAACCTGCTCGGCTAATTCTTTCTTTGTTAGTTTGCGTTTAACGTTGTGATATAACGCTTTTTTTCCAATATACGATATCCCACTTGGTATATGTGTAGTTATGTATATA